CATCAGCAGTATCGGAGTTCATTCACTAATGAGAGTGTGGAACGGATGAGAAAAGGCTAATATGAATACTTGTCATTTTGCTGCGAATAAAAAGCCAATTACTCCACAGACAATGACAGGGACGGTGGAACAAGCTACCAAGATAACAGCATAGGAAAGATGCACAAAGTGCAGGAAAGGCGGTGCGCCACGCCTTACTCCTTTGAAAATCGGGATTGGCTACCTTTCGTTCTTGACTCTTATGCCTGAGAGATTGCAAAAGCTAAAGATAGTGCAAACAGAGAGCAATCAAGTTTGCTTGAATTGCCGAAGTGCAGCCTATCTTATTAAAAGGTGCGAAGAGCGCAGCGAAGGAGGTGCTGAAGGCGGAGCATACCGCTGAAAAAAGAAAAGCCTTCATCCAGCGTTGGGCGCAAGACAAAGGCGTATAGGAAAGGGTGATTAGGCAGTGTTCCGCTTCAATTTATAGACAAAGAAAATATCGCTTCTTCATCGTATGAGTCTAAATCTTTTACCAATCATCCCTCAGAGCCCCGAACACAGTAAAACTAAACAACGAAATCATCGTCATTGACACTCAAAACAATATTAAACCTATCTTGAAAATTTTCCAATAATTCAACAATAGCATAAATGAATGCTATACATAGATTATGAGTTCTCTTGAACTCTTGATGGTTTTCAATAAGTATCTTATTGTTTGAATATTCATTCCCAGTTTGAGTCTCATAGAAATAAGATAATCGGTTGTCATCTTATAGGTTATATTCTATTATTTTCCAAATAACTAAAAACACTTTCTAACTGATTATAGTAATCCAAAACGTTAGGTTCTTTTTGTTCATACATATATCTAACATGATGGAAAATTATTTGTTTAAGTTTGGAAAAATTTGATGGACTTACCAATTTACATAAAGCTAAATCTATAAATATCCAATCAGCACCAACATTTGGAAGGGTGGCACTACCATTCAAAATTGGTAAAATCGTCTTCTCGTATAGTTCATCAAGAGCAGAAAATTCTTTAAAAACATACTCTGCGCATTTTTGGAGATTGGTTTGAAAATAATCAAAGTCGGTTGTATATTTTTCTCCATCCAAACTAAAATAGAATTTATCTTGTAAAGAAAGCATATCCCCAGAAAAGGAGATACTTGCTCTATCTCGTTGGTCTTGAAGACTTTTTATACTAAATTTTTCAAACCATTTATGAAGAATATCAAATCTAATACCATAGATAGGATATATTACGAGTGATGAAGTCGTTTCGTCCATCCAATGATCAAGTTCTATAATATATTTTCCTCCTTTCGTTTTTAATAAAAAGGAGGCATCGCGTTTTCTAAATTTATATTTAGAAAAGAAACCTATCTGACTTAAATCCTTTATAATGTTTTCAAATATAAGAGCCATTTTTATTATTTAGTTAAAGCGTAATATTTCTCCAAGTTAAAAACGACAGGATAAGAACTATATTTTGCATAGGAATCCATGTCTCTATTTTTGAAGAATCAACCATTTAGCTTGCTTTATTTCTCCGTTTTATACGTTTGTTTACTATAATTTTTTGCTTGGGAAAATCTATGCATAGTCCACACGTTTTTTGCAGATAGTCCACTATTCTTTGATGATTTTCTTTAACTCCTTTTCTATATTTTTTTTACATCTATATATTTTTCTTTTGTCATCTTTTATATAATTATCACATATGAAAAAAGTTTGATGATAATTTGTTCCTTTTATAGTTAATACTAATCTTGGAGGCAATTTGATTATGTCACATAGAGTTGCATTCTGTAAGAGTTCATACAGTTCTTGGATTGAAATATCATCATTAATAATGTATTCATTATCATCAAAATAATTTTTTACCAATATTTGCTTACAAACTTTTTTGTTTATAAGATTAGGATTTATGCTATTTTTACAACAATAACATAGGCAAAACAACCCATAAAGACAAAATATTTTAAGTAATTTATTCATGAAATAATGTGTTTTATAATACGGAACGCCAAGATTACCAAATGAATGAATGTAAGTAACAACAGATAAAACCACCAAGTAAATGCTGCTCCACCATACCCCCTATATAACATGAAGTAATACAAAGGGCATGAGTAATAAAAGAACACGATGAGGTCTGCCATTCCTTTCTTTTTATTGACAGATACTATTTCAATTAGTATAAATATTATACAAACAAGAGATAGTATGTATGCAATTACATTGTCATTCATTTTTGTTGCTTCTCATAAAATTAATAGACTTTTCCTATAAAACGGCAATTTCCTCGTTTTATTGCATTATCTCACCCCACCCACGCAAATTGGGTACAAATCGTGCTGTGGAAACTTCTCGCAGCCGATATAGAGCGTGTCGAAGGCATCGGTGCCGTCGGTACGGTGTTCGAGAAGGTCTTCTTCGGACTCCGGCTGCTTCTCCATAGACTTGTTTTTGCGGAAGCCGTTGCGACCACGCTCCACTCCTGCGGACTGGATGGCGAGGATAAGGTCATCGTTGTTTTGGCGGTTGAAGTACGGCATCAGGCGTTGCTTCCCGGCAAAACCCTGGTTGATGAGAAGGTATTTCTCATCATGTCGCATCGGGTTGCCGAGGTACACGTCTATGACCTGCCAACCATGACGCTCAAACTCATGGACTACCACCCAGTGGAAGTCCTGGTCGTTCACTGCATAGTTAGAGCCGAGAGCTGTGGCATCGTAGTAGTAGATGACCGTCTTGTTAGGGTGCGGTGCGTAATAGGTGCAGAAGTCGGCTACGAGCGCAGGGATTTTGCGCTCGAACTTGACGTAAAAGGATTTGAGGACGTTCAGGCGGTTGGCACGAGGCTGACCGCACACAATCCAGTTGATATTGGCATTGTAGTCCATGCCAATGCAGAGAGGTTGCATAGGGTCGATGTCAGAGTCCGTGCGACAGTCGAGCGAGCTGTTGAGCGTGGAGAACTGGTTAGTTGCGTGGATGGTGTAAAGATCCTGCTGCGCCTCCTTGATGATGCGGTCGTAGCCGAGTGAGTCGAGGTAGTCAAAATCCGACGCATCATATTTGTGATACTCCTGCATTGACGAGTAGAAGCCATCGTGCGAGATGCCGATCTTCTGACAGAGGATAGAAGTCTGGAATGTCTTTGGCGTGAGGTCGCGCTTCATCTGCCGGATGTACTCCTCACCGAGAAGCTGTAAGTTTTCGAGTGTAGAGTATTCCTTGTAATAGACCGCCACCGAGCGCATCTTGTTAAGCGACTGGTCGAGCCATTTGAGGTAGTTAGGCAGATATGAGGGAATGGGCTTGCGCAGCTCTTTGAGTTGTGCAATGCGCTCCTTCGTCTGCCAAATCTTGTAGATTGTGCCCTTGATGGTGTCAATCAGTTCCGTGTCCATCTTCTCCTCGTAGTGCAGGAACCAAGAACCTTTAGTAGTCTGAGGCATATCCGAGAGCACCATCATAGAATGGTTAAAGCTGTGGTGCCCGAAGTACGAGCGTATGCCACCATTTGCAGGCAGAGTCTCGTCCTTCAGCTTGTTATAATCAATGAACTTCGCCTCGTCGATTAGCAGCCATGAGAGCGTGAGCGAGTTGGAGGAGCCCGGGCGGTCCTGACTGATGATGATAGCCACCGAGCCATTATAGAACGTGATGACATGCTCATAGTCAGCTGGTTCGGTGATTGGCTTCGCGAAGGACTTCGGTGGTTTTCTGCCTACCACATAGTGAACGCCATTGATATAACCCCAACGCTTCCACGCTGCAAGCAGACCAGGGAGCGTGTTGGTAAGTCCGTGCTTAAACGTAGGCACGACGATACCACCAGTAGAGCCAGGCATACGCTGCATGTTACGCAGCACGAACGGCGAGGCGATGGAGTCCGTCTTGCCAGTGCGTCGTCCGGCAACGATGACCGTAGTCTTCGCGCCTATGTATTGCGTCAGGAGCTGAGGTTTGTTGAAGTACACACGCTTAGAGTGTTGCTTCGCCTCGATATCCCAAAGGGAAGTGTCAACTTTGTTCGTCATTGTCTTCAGGCTTAAAGATGTCATCAAGAACAAGATCCGCTTGTTCGTATTCGATATTCTCCGTGTCCGGATGCGAAGTGGTAAGCTCCTGCGTGAGCTTTCGGATGCGGTCGTCGATGTTCGGGACAGGCGTGATGCCCACAACACGCGGGTCAGTAGTCGGAAAGAACGGTTGGACGACAATCATGTGGTACGGCACAGATTGCTCGTCCTCGATGTCAATGCGGTTGAACTTCGCATAAGAAGTAGCAGCCTTTTCCATCGTCTTCGTGTCCTTGCGCTTCTTCGCCATCTGGTAAGTCTCCATAATCATCTCGTTATACCGCCAGCGGTGGAAGTCGCGCGTACACTCAGATAGGTTCGGTAGTAGAGCCTTGACAATTTTCAAGTCAGCGTATGCCGTGACTTGCGACAGTCCGTATCGGCTGCGCAGTTCATCGACAAACTGACGATCCTTCATGTCAGGGTTGGCGATTGACCATGTTACCATATCCCTTAATCGAAGTAGATGTTCGATTTGGGGAACAGGATATTTATCTTCCAATTCCGATTGGGAGGTGTAAAGGTCCTGCTTGGCGATGTCGATGATGCTTAATTGTGACATGAAGAGAATTTTTAATTATTCATCATCCTCCATATCGAGGAGGTTGTTACGTGTGTTTTCAAGAGCGAGAGGAGAGCCGACGTAGGCGAGCTGCATCTCCTGATGCAACAGCTTGACACGAGAAGCAGCCTTGCCACGGTGGTAACGCTGCGAAACTGGCATGCTTCGGTCTGCGATGTCACGGCGTAGTGTCTCAGGCGGTACGCCAAGAATGACTGCCATATCGCTTATTTTGAGGTAGATTGAAGCATACTGCTCAATCTGCGTAAGAGTTTCTTCAGAGTATTCCATACTCGAATTTTGAATTTTGAGTTTTGATTTTTGAATTGTCGGCTGCGCCGATTTTGAGTTATTCAATTAAGAGTTATTTCCTCCGGCTGCAGTGATGCGCTGTTGGAATAGGTCGGTTAGCGGAACGGAATGGTTCTTTATAAGATCCATAACGGACGCATGAAGAGTGGTGAAGATGTCGGGCGAGGTGGAGATGAACGTGGACTCATGGCGGTTGCCTCGTGTGAGGTTTTGCGAGGTGACGACACTAATCTGTTCTCCTGACTCCGCTTGCACAAGAAGGATTTTAGAATGGTTGTCAGCGAGATAGGTGCGCTTCATCGTCTGCGTGATGAACGCCCATAGCTTCAGCGTTTTGTTCGTAGCCTTATGGTCGAGAACAAGATTAAAGGCAGATATGTTGCCGGACTTCTCGATGAAGAAGAGTCGGCGCAGGAACTCCTCGGAGATGGAGAACGAAGTCTGCCATATCTCCGCTTTGCCGACCTGTCCTAAAATCCACTCCAGAACGTCCGCCACCTGAAGAGCATTGGAGAGATACGCTTGGTGCGGACATTCAGAGAGTGGCTTTAGGATGTCATCTATATTGATGTAGCGCTTCACTACTTCTTTGATTTAGACTTTGACTTCGGCTTGGAAGGAGCGGCATCCTCAGGCTGCTCAGCTAATTGGTCAGTTGGCGACTGACCAATTTCTGGTTCCTTAGTCTGCTCCTCTTCGCTTTCTTTGGTTTCGGTATTTGCTGCACTTTCTGCCTTTGTCACATAATGGTCATAAGTGTCCCAATTTGCGTGCAACTTTTTATCGAGATTTATAAACTCGTCGAGTAACGGCTTGCGTTCTGCAGCCGGCACCTGCTTAGTAGAGTCCGACAACAAGCGTAGGCGCAAATGGAGTTCACGCATACGATGAGTGATATCAAGGTTCTCGACATAGAGCGCCTGGATATCCTCAGGCAGCGAGTCGTGATCCGCACGCTTGCCTGCCTTAAAGTCCGTAGCAGGGTTCGTGTCCTTATTCGAGAACTCTGTTCGACTTGCCACGATAGCATCCACTTGCTCCTGCATGATGTTCACCTCGTCGTGGGCTTCGACCTCACGGCGAGCTTTGAGGAAGGCACGGAGCTTGCCTTCGATGAACTCAGCCTTGCCTTTGGGATTGATGCTGAGATTACGATACATTATGGTGTTATTGGTGAGTTGGAGAAGGAGGATAGCACCCTCGTTCCAGTCACGCTCAGCAGATGGAGTGTCGAGCCATTGCTGGAGTTTGTCTGTGAGATTGTTCATAATGATTACAATTTAACTTCGTTGAATTGTGGCTGCACTCGGCATAGTTCAAGCAAGCTTGACTCTGCTCTCGTTTGCTCACAATTTATTATTGATACCAGTAAAGAACACACAATTCTTGTGATGTTCGGTAAGCACATTGCGCATAGCCTTCAGCGTAGAGCCAGTAGTAACGAAGTCGTCGAAGACGATGCAGTTAGGCTCTTTGGGGAGATTGATCATAGTGAACACCGCCCCAATACGCTGTTTGGAATGGCAGAAAGCAACATCCTCGTAGAACGGGATGTTCAGCTGGGAAGCAATCATTTCGCTGATGCGAGTGGCGAAGTTCTTGACGAGATGGCGACGTTTGGGAGTGGTGACGATACACCACGCCCCCGTGTTCAGCTCCTCACCGAGGATGTCACGTATAAGTGGTGAGATGCTATCAGCGAAGAACGCCACCATACTGTCGTCGCCCTTTATATCCGTCAGCGTTCTGCCATACAGCGACTTCTGCCATAGAGAGATGAAGAACGTATCCGCCCGTCGAGTAAGCCGGACGCGTCGGGTGAAGTCGCACCGCGCTTCGACCGACTTATCCCACGCCTTGCGTTTCTCAATGGCGAATATGTCCTTCTGTTCATGCGTAGCATCCTTTGAGAACAGATCAAGCGGACCCGATAAGTCCGGCACGGAAATGTCATTCAAGAATTCCTGCATGTCTATCGGAGTCCGCTTGTCCATGGTCAACTATGATTATAACTTTACTCGCCGTTACGCTGCGCAATCAATGTCGCCGTCCTCAGTGGTGATGGTGCCAGTATAGAACGGAGCCGGACACTCGTCCGATGCCTCCACGTTGATAGTGGTGCCGGTGGTGCCAGTGGCACCCTGACCGAGATCCTGTGTGACGGTGGTCTTGGTAGTCCACTTGTCACAACCCACGACACGGTGCTTGCCCTTCATGTCCTCGACGATGAAGACGTTGTCGTTGTTATTGAGGTAAGCAGCTGCAGCCGATGCCGCCTCGCTTACCGACGGATGCACCGCCACGAGTTTGTTGAGCTGCGTCTGTGACGGCAGTTCACCCTGTGCCTCACTTGTGAGCTGCGACTTCTCAGGAAGGATGTCGATGTACTTCCATACAGCGTTTTCCTTCAACGTGAAGGAGCCGTCATAGACAGAAGAAGTGACACGTCCGACCTCGTTATGAGGAAGTTTAGGCCAAACAAGAATATCATTCTTGGATGTATAATAAACACGGCGACGCACACCAGGAAGTTCCGGTGTGCCCATCGCCCATGCAAGAGATTTTTGTACGTCTGTATTAGATGCTGCCATAATTTACTATTGTTAAGAGTTAGACTATAAGCCAGCCAGTTCAACGACCTTCAGGCGTCGCTTGTCGATAGACTCGAACTGTACACCGAAGAACATGGTGGCGATGTACGAGAGAAGGAACGCATCGAAACGTTCAACGTCAACCGATTCCACGTCGCCCATCTGGTCATATCCATAAAGCATATTGATCTTTGGTGAGATGTGGATATACTTCGAGTCCGTCTTGTTAGCGAGCGGACAGAAGATGAGTTTGCCGTTAGAACCCTCGACAGTAGGCTGATTGTACTGTGTGTTATACGGAATACCGCTGTGGGTGAGCAGATAACCCTCGTTATACTTATCCACGAAGTCCTGCGAGCAGTACATGAAGAGAGTCTGCGAGCGAAGACGAGAATCGAGCGAGAAGAGGATTTCCTTAGCCACGTCAACGGCGTTGGCAGAGGTGATGGCATCCGTCAGTTTGAGGTAATTGCCGTTCTCCTTAGCGAGAGCCCCGGAAGTTACCTCCTTCTTTGTGATGGTATCGAAGCCATCGAAAAGATCCTGGGTGGTAGTACCGCTTGCGTTGCGCACACCGCTCCAGATGGCATCATTGAGCTTTTCGGAGAGCGACTTGGCGATAAGTCCAAGCACCTCGCGAGCCGTAGGCACAGACTTCTGTCCGTCGCCCTTAGTGGCACCCGTGCCGAGGAGCGTAGAGATAGCCGAGTTAGGCTCGAACTTCGCTACCACCGAACCGAAGAACGTTTCAAGAGTTCGGAAGTCCAGCTGCAAGTTCACGTTCTCCGAGCGAGTTGGCGAGTAAGGAGCGAACTGTGCCGAAGCGTTGAGCGTGCCCACACTCTCCTTGTAGCGGATGCCAGGGCGACCGGTCATAAACTTAAGAGTTTCGTCGCAGCCGATAATCGGCAGACGAAGGAAGTCAGAACGCCACTTTCGAGCAGCATCCTTGTATTCTTGTAGGGTAAATTGTAGTTTTCCTGCCATAGTTGGAGTTTTGAATTATGAGTTGAGAGTTGTTATGGTAATGAGTCAAAGAGAGCCTGAGCCGAGTTGGTGGTGTCGTAGAACTTCTCGATGTCAGATTTTTCGGTGTTGGTGCCACCGTCCTTCTTGTCATCAACAATCGTGTTTGTAGTGTCTGCAGGTAGCTTTTTCAGTTTCTCCTCCAAATCGCTGTTAGCCTTAGTCAGACGGTCAACGTCAGCCGAGAGATTGGTGATTTCCTTGTACTTCGCTGTGATGTCCGCCTCGATAGAGTCGAGCTGTGCCGTGGTAAGCGTAACCTTGTCATCTTTAGCTTCCAGCGAGTCGCAAGCGAGAGTCTTGCAAATGTTAGAATAGGTCTTTTTCATTTTTTCTTCAGAAGATATGGTTGGAACAATTTTATTTGGTTTCTCTTGCGAGTGGAAAACAGAGGCACAAGCCTGCAGGAATCGTCTGAACGCCGTGACGTCTTCCGACTTCGTGTCGGTCAGCATCTTAGGAAGCGGTATGCCGTGAGCTGTAAAGTCCGCAGCAATAGCCTCCGTAAGAACTGGAGCCGACTCATCATCAAACTCCGTGAGTTCATCAACGAAGCCCCAAGCCAGTGCCTCCTGTGCCGTCAGCCATCCACCCATTTTCATGAGTTCAAGCAAGTCGGCAGATTTCTTCTTGCATCGTCCGGCATACATCTCTGCGACGTTGGCATCCAGTTTGTTAAGGTCAGACTTCTGCTTCTCCAGATTGTCGATGAGATTCTGCATATCCGTAGCGTTCAAGCTGCCCCACTCGAAGAACGACTGTGAGCACTGATGCACGAGATACATAGCCGAGTGATCCATGGTGATACGCTTGGCACCCATTGACGCAATGGTAGCGGCACTGGCGTTCATGCCCACAAAGTGGACGTGAACATTGCCGTGTCGCCTGAATGCAGATGATATAGAGAGAGCGGTGTTGAGCTGTCCGCCGAGAGAGTCGATGAGAACAGCAACCTCCTTGTCGGTGTTCTTGTTGAGTACGAAATCGACGTAGTCAGAATCGAAGTCCCAACCACCGACGTAGCCTTTAAGATGGAGATTGTATTTTGTCTTTGCCATGATTGTCAAAAATTGTTTGAGGGCAAAGATATATTATATAATAATGTTGGAGAAAGACAAAAAAAATGTATTTTTGCGATGTAAAACGATAAACTTATGGTGAGAGACATTGTAATCATATTGATAATTATGATAGGCGGATATTTTTATATTCGCAGATTTTATCGTTTTGCATTACTTGCAATAGTATTTTTATTTGCACTATTTGGGCAATCACGCAGAAGTTATCGCAAACTGCGAATTATCTATTGGAAGAAGGTGGGGCGCAAAAACAGGACGAAGGAAAAATAGCCTTTTCAAAAACTCAACCGATTTTGGCTGTATCTTTTGTAACATTGTAAACAAGAAACGAAAATGCTGATTATCAACATTTTAAGTTTTGGCGCAATGTTTCAACTGCATACAAAATGTTACAAAAAGGCATGAAAAAAGGCGCTCATCACGCCGTGCATGGCACAAGTGCCACTTTATTTGTATAAGATATGGTGTATTTCGTAGCAGCCGAATCACCATCCACCTTGCCTGTGGAGTCCGCTACCTTGATGACAGGAAAAGGTTTGTCAGCCGTGCCGATGAGATACTGCTTTCCATCCACCGTCTGGATGACGAAAGCAAGATGCTCATGAGCTGGCAGCTGCGAAGTAGTAGAGAAAGAGAGTTTCACCTTTTCCAAAGTGTCGTTATTGTCAAACTGCGTCTCCATTTCACAAACGGCATCACCGATATGCGGAATTAGGAAAGTGTCAGCGAACACTCCGACAGGAGCATCCGCCAACGCTTTCTGTGTGATGCTTGCCATGAGCGACGAGGCAAGCACGTAATATATATTGATGATTCCGGGAAGACGTTGCATATTATTCTACTATTTCTTCAGTTTCAACCTTGTTATAGCTATCGTTTTTTATCGTGCTGTTTTTTCGCTTGCATTGGTTAGTAAGATAATTCTTACGCAAGCGTTGGTATATTTTTGCGATGGAGTCCCAGCAAGTGCCGTCCTCCTTTATGCCACGTTGCTCCATGTAGAGATAAATGAGGTCTTTCTGCTGTTTGCCAATCCTGCCGAAGTCGTGCAGGAACGTCCAGCAGTCTACATCAAATGATGTTCTTCACGTTCTCCAGCAGCGCACGTTTACCAGTGTCCGTGATATGGTTATAAATACGAGGGTCGCGAGTTTTGGAATACGGAATACAAATGGCGACTTCATCCTCACGTTGCCTTGTAGGGACAGCAGAAACAGGCGGTTTGACAACAGCGAGCTTTATAAGTTTAGACTCCATGCTGCCGTTTCTTAGACGCACTGGTTCCGTGCCACTGTGCCGATGTACGAACCACTGGCGCAGATAGTACGGCATTTTGATATAGATGTGATAGTCGCTCATAATACTTGTAAATTGATTACGAGCACAAAGATACTATAGTTTTGTGTAGGCTGTATGGAAAGGAGGGAACGTTTAAGATTTGTTATTTGGTAGGTAGGTAGATAAAAAAGTTGATTTTAGCTTGGGGGGTAATGAAAAAGATGTATATTTGCAAAATAAAGTTGAACTTAAAAATGTACGAGTATGAAAAAATGGATTTTGATGTTACTTGCCCTTGTATTGTGTGGAGTGACACAAGCTCAGAATGCAGAAGTAACCTTGAACAACGGCACCTTTGTGAAAGGTGACATTGGGAAGTTTTCCTTTAATGTAGACAATTACCATGAGTTCAGAATCAAAAAAACTGATGGTGAGAAGGCAGACTTCGCATCTACTGATGTAAAAGAGATAAAATACTATAACAAGAAGGCTGGAGAATGGGAAAACTGGATTCCGATGGTTGCCCAAATGGGATTGAGCATGTCTTATAAAGAGAATCCGAAACTCTACAAAAATCCGGTATTCCTTCAGCCAGTTTATGAGGGGAAAAACATTTCCGCCTATATTCACTACATAAGCACAGCTACCCATGTGAAATCGGGAAGTATTTACAGAATGGCTATCATGTTTTATTACAAAGCCAAGAATGAGGACTTTGCAAGAACCTATTATTTGAAGGATAATAGCATTGCAGGAATTGGTCAGAAGACCATGCTGAAAAGATATTTCAAGAACTTCCCACAAATAAAGGAAGTGCTCAAAGATCTCAGCATGAAAGAGTTTCGCAAAGACCCTGCGATATTAGTCAAGAAACTTGATGAAGCATTGAAATAAAACACTCCTTACTTCGAATAAATTTCGGTTACGCTATAAAAAGGTGGGCAGAAAGGTAGATGCTCTTGCTGCATTATGAAACGGACATCAGTCATGTCGAAGTTCATTCACATATCACAGTGGAACGGATAAGAAATGTTGTTATGAATGCTCGTCATTTCAGCTGCTAAGGAAAAGCCAATTCTTCCACAAACATTGGGTGTTGGAACAAGCATCATGACGACTGCATTGACAAGATACATAAAAGCCGGAAAGGCGGTGCGCCTCGCCTTACTTCTATAGGAAATCGGGATTGAAAACCTTAGCGTTGCCTCACGCCCTCACTGGGGATAGCCAGAACCCATTGACCAATGGGCGGTGAAGGAGGAGAAGAAGACGGTGCACCCGTCATAAAAAGGAAAAGCCCTTATACAGCGGTTGGGGCGCAAGACAAAGGCTGTAAGAAAAGTGTGATTAGGTGGGGTTTCCGCTTCATATTTTCACCTTTTTTAATTTAAATATGTATCTTTGCAAAAAAAATGAAGGACAAAACAATTCCCCCAATAAATGGTTATTGGTACTTTAATAAAACATCTTTCAATGTGTGAAATGGATGCATCTATTTCAGAATGTATACAGTAACAAAGACCTGGAGACATATAAATAGCGAAGGATGGGAAAAATATTATGATGAAATGGATTTAAATTGCATTTTGCAATTTGAAACAAAAGATGAATTGTACCTTGATGTTTCAACAATTTATAGATATTTATCTGAAAAAAACAAATGGACTACTGCCGAATTAGAAACATTGTTGAATAAATACAAATATCATGACTTTTCTGTTCATGAAGAAAAAGAAATAATGGATGATTGCTACTAACAACAATCACCCATTACTTTATATGTTACTTTTTCCCTATTGATGTAAGATACTCTTCCCATGTATATAGTTCATGTTCCTTCAGATCTTTGTATTCTTGACCATTAGACAAACATACCCAAGAATTATTGTAAAAATTCCCTAAGCGTAGTTGCTTCTGAGTACTCTTTTCTACAACTAAATCTCCCTCTTTGAATTTGGACTCATTTAAATTTTGTTCTTCAGGTGTAGAGTTTTTTGATCTTTTCAAATCTAAATTAGCAACAAGAAGATTTTTAATGTCTCGTGTATCATTGCAAAGTTGTATGAACTTGACAAGTAGATACACAAGAAATACAAGATAGATAAGTGCAAAAATAAATGCTAATCCTGCCAAAATAAATTGTTTAAGTTGATTACTATACGCAAAATTAGTAAATATAATTTACAAAATACAATTTTATTATCATTATCTCACTCCACCAATCGCAATTGGATATAAATCGTGCTGTGGGAACTTCTCGTAGCCGATATAGAGCGTGTCGAAGGCATCGGTACCGTCGGTACGGTGTTCGAGAAGACGTGACTTCACTCCTTATGGAAGCACTTATCAATAAGGAACTCTACCTTTGGGAATGGGAATATACATACAGATGCATACTGAACATATACACAAGCAATGATGCATACTTGATGGCCTTCAAATTTGATCTTGGGAAATATGTTTTCTTGACTTTATATTCTCCACCACTTCCTCATCCGCCGGAAGCCACTTCACGGATCCCAGCTCGTCGCGCGTAAGCCATTTGGCTGCTTCGTGCTCGAGTAGGGTGAGGCTGCCTCTTTTCACCTTGCAGAGATAGCAATGCATGGTGAGGTGGAAGTTGGGGTAGTCGTAGTCTACTGTGGTTAGGAGGCTTTCCACGGAGATTTCTGTTGCCAGCTCCTCGCGTATCTCTCTTTGCAGGGCAGCTTCGGGCGTCTCGCCAGGCTCCATCTTTCCGCCTGGAAACTCCCACCAGTCTTTCCATTCGCCATAACCACGTTGTGTGGCAAATATACGGTTGCCGTCGCAGATTATGGCGGCAACCACTTCTATTTGTTTTCTTTCTTCTGTATTCATAATTTATCCAATAGCTTTATATTGACTTGCAAAGGCGTAGGTGGCTTCCGACATTGGCGTATTCAGATGCCATACTATCTGCATTGGCTTTGAGCCCTCTATGCTTTTCATCGTAACCTGTCCGAGATAGGTGAAACCCATACGGCAACCGTAGTCGGGATGTTCTACCTGCTGACGCACGAAGAGGAGCATGTTGTTCTCGCCATTACGATAAGCCTCGGCCTCGCAACTACCTTCGCGCACTCGGTTTTGCGTCTCCCAATGGAAGAACTCGCGACTCTGGGCGTAGTCCTTATAGGCAGTCATCGAACCCTCTTCGCGTTTCTTTATGATGTCTACGTACATCGCCTCGAGCTTGATGTCTTTCAATCGCTCCATACCTTCGCGCGACGTAGATTTGCGCTCTATGGTGGAGAGTCCAAGCGCAGCCTGTATCTGAGCCTTGGAGTAGACGCCATGCAGACGAAGCGGATTCCATTCCTTGTAGACCGAATTGTCGGCTTTCTCTGGTGCCGAACATCTGTCTCGCAAGTAATCGACAACCTCATGCAACTCTTGTATGAACAGTTGGTCGGAAGCTAAATCGCGGAACATCTCCTCGATACTGGCGTAGGTGCCAGCCTTGTCGTAAAGGTCGTAATAGAGCATCACGGCACAACGCTTCTGCTGCTCGGAGAAAGTATGGGTGTCGCAACGGAAACCGCTTTCCACGAATTGCAGAAGTTGGGTAAAGTAAGAGAACGAATCGGTAGCGAGCCATTTCTTTGTGACGGCAAACTTTATTTGTGCCGAATGTGCCGACACCTCGCTTTGGACACCAGCCATCTGGCACATCTCGCCCCATGTAAGGCTGCCATATATCTTGTGGAAAGGAATGTGGCTGTAGGCCAAGAAGCCCTTAAGCGAGAACGATCCGTTGCATACTTTGTGGTAGACGGCTATCTCCTTGACAATTCGACTTCGGTTAAGGCTGCGTAGATAGCCGTCGATGTTGGCAAGGATTTCTTCTTTTGCCTTTTCTTCCAACACTATCTTGCAACCGAAGGGCGCATTGGTGAAGCCTCCCTCTATCTCTTCCCTTATGTTGCGCGAATGTCGGCCTATGAGAGCCTCAAAGCGGTCCTTATAACTGAATTCGGCACGCGAATGACCTACAAAGTCGAGTACAGTAAGGTGGTCCTTGCCCTTGTGCAGACGTAGTCCTCGGCCAAACTGCTGGAGGAAGACCGTGGCACTCTCGGTAGGACGAAGGAAGAGAATGGTGTCGACCTCTGGAATGTCAACGCCCTCGTTGAAAAGGTCTACTACGAAGAGATAGTTGATCGTTCCAGCCTGAAGCTGCTTCTTGACGAGTGCGCGATGGTGGTTGTCGTCGTCGCTCGTAAGCACATCCGTACGCAATCCGGCAAGCGTGAACTTGGCGTTCATGAATCGTGCGTGCTCCTTGTCTACGCAGAAGCAAAGCGCACGAACCTTGTTAAGTTGGCCGTTTCCGATGTACTCCTGCATCTTCTTAAGGATGAGACCGGTACGGAAGTCGTTCCGGGTGTAGACATGCGACAGCTCGGAGATGTCGTAGCCGTGGCCGCTCCATTTCACTTCCGTCAGATCCACGTTATCAGGGATGCCATAATAATGGAACGGAGCGAGCAATCCGGCGTTCAAGGCTGCAGGAAGACGTATTTCGGCAGAGATGTGTCCGTCGAAGAAAACCGTGATGTCCTCCTGTTCGTTTGTACGTTCAGGCGTTGCTGTAAGACCAAGCAGAATGTGGGGCTTGAAGTAGGTCATCAGCTTGACGTAGGTTGGGGCCACGATGTGGTGAACCTCGTCCACAACCATATAGTCGTAGAAGTCCTCTGTAAGCTGCAGACTGTCCAAACGGTTGCGCAACGTGTCCTTGCTGGCAAAGACATGCTGATAGGTGGAGGGTTCGTTGTTGCCATCCCATACGCTACCGAAGTTGGGGTCTTCGAGCACTATGCGGAAGGTTAGCATGGCCTGACGAAGGATTTCCTGACGATGGGCTATGAAGAGAAAACGGCAGTCGGGATGAGCCTCGCGGTAGCGTTTGAAGTCGAAAGCTGCAATAACGGTCTTTCCTGTGCCCGTGGCCGCCACCACAAGGTTGCGGAAATGGCCGTGCACGTTTCGCTCCACATCCAGTTTCTCCAATATCTCCTGCTGATAGTCCTTGGCACGCATAAGGTCGAGAGCCGAGAAATCGAGCAAAGGCGTTTCCCAATCGGCTCCCAATGCCTTCTTCAAGCGTTCGTCGCTAACGCCGGGAATGAAGTCCTCGAATGTAGAGTCGCACCAATAAGCCTCAAACGAATGGCGCACCTCGTCGATTACTTGTGGCAGCTCAAACTGAGTGGCCTTGAAATTCCATTCCTTGCCATCCTTCAGGGCATAAAGCGAGAGATTGCTTGAACCGATATAAGCCGTGTGGAAACCAGAGTTGCGAAGGAAAATATAGGATTTGGCATGCAGACGGTCTTGCGTTCCGTCGTACGAAATCTTAATCTCCGTGTTGGGCAAGGAAGCCAATCGTGCAATGGCGTCGTAGTCCGTAGCACCTGTGTAGGTGGTTGTGATGACGCGCAGCTTCTTGCCCTCGCTTGTGAACTTACGCAAGCTGTTCCAGAGCAGATTAAGTCCGCTTGTCTTGATAAACGACACCACCCAGCAGATTTCGTCGGCACAGAGAATCTCGCGGTTGAGCTCGCTCTCCATGTCGGCGGGACCTCTGCCTCCGAAGAACAAGGCGCTTCGGCTGAGGGAGGTTATAGGGGTGATAGCCTTCAGGTGTTGCTCTATGTCGGGATACTCGCAGTTTGTGCGGTCTACGATAGCCGTAAGAATGCTTTTCTGAGCGTCAATTAGGTCGAGTTCCGTATCATCCACGTTGAATTCACGGCCTAAAGTCTTGATAACAGAATTAACAAAATCAGTATATTTGTCGGCATCCTGATCATCGGGCGTGCCTGAAAACGCCACCTCGATAAGGTGCTGGAGATACTTGCTGAGAATATTTACAGCATCGTCCTTCGCAATCAGCTTCTTGCCTATATAGAATCGCCCAGCGTCCACCTCGTTCAATTTCAGCTTGAAGAGGCGGTTGATAATCTGCTCGTAAACGCCGGTATGAATGTTCGTGTCTTGCATAAACGCAAAAGAGTTAAGGGTTATGTTTTGTTTTTCCTATCTTATACAAAGATAGTGCAAATCGAGAGCATAATATCAAGCTTGCTTGAATATTTTGCCGAGGTGCAGCCTTTCTTATACAAAGGTACAATATTATTTGTTATATCACAAATCGTGATAAAATAAATAATACTGACACGCTTTCAAATATCAATGAAGCAAAAAAACAATTTAAAGTGAAATAAATACTAAACAAATCGTATTTTAGCTGATAGAAAGTACTTATCTTTGCAGTAGTTTTATGAAGACAAACAGCAATGGAGTAAACAATATGAACGAAAAATATCAGTTTCTTACCCATGCGCCAGTCCATCGAGTGATAGGCGCAATGGCTTTGCCGACAATCATATCTATGTTGTTGACAAGTGTGTATAATCTGGTCGACACTTTTTTTGTTGGGCAGATAGACACGCAGTCGACGGCAGCCGTAGGTATAGTGTTCAGCGTGATGTTCTTCATACAGGCGTTCTCTTTCTTCTTCGGCAATGGCTCGGGCAACTATATCTCCCGACAGCTTGGCGCTCAGAATACGGAGGATGCAGAGACGATGGCAAGTACGGGGCTCTTTTACACATTGGTGTTTTCCGTCGGGATAATGCTGACAGGCTTGCTTTTCCTTGAACCTATCAGCATTCTTCTGGGCAGTACACCCACCATTCTGCCTTATACATGTCAGTATCTGGGCATCAGTCTGCTGGGCACGCCTTTTATCATGGGTACTTTCTGTATCAACAACCAGATGCGATTTCAGGGATTTGCCAAGTATTCGGTATATGGAGTGGTCAGCGGCTCTATCATCAATTGTCTGCTGGATCCGCTCTTCATCTTCGGCTTCTCCATGGGCGTTCGCGGAGCGGCATTGGCATCTGTCATAGGTCAGTTTTGTGGATTTATAATTCTGCTTATTATGAGTAGAAAGGAGGGCGTGATTCATTACAGTCATCGCAAGATTTCCTTTGAGGTAAGATTTGTGAAGGAAATAATCGCTGGAGGAACACCCTCCATCTCTCGCCAGGGACTTGCAAGTATTAGCAGCATAGCTCTGAACAGCGTTGCCGGTAACTATGGCGATGCTGCCATTGCTGCGATGAGTGTCGTTACGCGTATAGGCATGTTTATTTTTAGCGTCATTATTGGCTTAGGTCAGGGATTTCAACCTATGTGCGGCTTCTGCTACGGTGCCAAACTCTATGATAGGGTAAAGGAAGGATTCTGGTTTAGTACAAAGATTGGTACAGTATTTCTTTTGTTCTGGTCTGTGGTTCTAATCATCTTCAGCGAGGAGGCTGTAGCTTTGTTCCGTAAAGACCCGGACGTGATAGCTATAGGTATTAAAGCGTTGCGTTACCAGATGATAGTATTCCCAGCATGTAGCTTTATGATGATGGCAAACATGATGATGCAGACGTGCAGAAAGACAATACGTGCCAACATACTTGCAGCTTCGCGTCAGGGATTGTTTTTCATCCCTCTCATCATCATCCTTCCTCATTATTTCGGGTTGTTGGGAGTGGAGATTTGCCAGGCTGTGAGCGATCTTATCTCTCTTGTTGTGACCATTCCAATAGTGTGGACAGCGTTAAGGGAGATGAATATGGCATAGGCTTCACAATGCGGATTCCATATTTATAAACCAGTAATGATCGGCACGTTTAGGCTGCTTGTTTGTTATGAGAATCATGTAAAAAGTAGGTCAACGACGTGTAGTAAAAAACTGCATGATGAAGATGATTCGTGACCGTAAAACAAAAATGCGCCCGCACAATACGGACGCATTTCCATAGAAGATAGAGCTCTATCTTTCCACCTTGAATATGGCGGCACTTATGCCAGAAGCTTTAATCACATCAGTCTTTTTTCCTGATTTATACACAACCTTTCCTGTGGAAAGAACAGAAACAGCCTTACCACCTACGGAGCTGATATTGAGAGAGGCTGCCTTGACACCAGGATTCACGACAACAACATACTTCTCCTCACCCAAAGTACGCTCATATACCATCGGATATTCCTGCCCCTTCTGGTTCAGGAGCTTCCAATCTCCCTCATTGTCAAGAGCCTTTGCAGAATGACGCAAAGCGGTCAACTTACGGGTATATGACAGCAGAGAATTCTGATCTCCCTGCTGAGCCTCAACGGTCAACTTTCCGTTTTCCGTATCTACAGGGAAGTAGAGCTTATCGGGTGCACTCGTAGAAAATCCGGCATTCTTGCCCTTGGTCCACTGCATCGGAGTGCGGGTACCAGAACGCTCATTGCTACCCTCCTTGTTAGGGAGATTCATCTGAAACTTCATACCAATCTCATCACCATAATAGATAAACGG